CTTCCATCTTCGCAAAATTCCACATTGGGGTGAAATGTCTGATGGTAAAAGAGGGGCACTTCTCTCCTTTGCTTATAATCTCGGTGCTGGTTTTTATGGCGGCGACAATTTCAATACTATTACACGCACACTGAAAAATAAAGAATGGGACAAAGTTCCCGATGCGCTTTACTTATACAGAAATCCTGGGTCTAATGTGGAAGCAGGGCTTGCTCGTAGAAGAAAAGCAGAAGGTGAATCTTGGAAAAAAGGTTAACCCTATTTACAAAGGAAAATGTCTACTAAGAAAAACGAAAATGGTATGGGACAATTAATTCGTGTTGTGATTTTGAGTTGGTCTGCCGCACTACTTACCGCAAGTTATGCTGGTATGTTTTCTAAAATGGATCCCACATTCATTGCTACAGTATTTACTGCTTCCGCTGCTACCTTTGGTATTAATACGATGAAGAAAAGTGGGGATGATGAAGATGAAAAAAAGGAACTTCCAAGAACTGAATTTGTTGTAGAACCTACACCAGAACCACCTGTAGAAGAAGTTGCAACATCTTTGGAAGAAAGAGTTGAAGCATTAGAAGAAGGATTTGTTCAACCTCGCACAGGAGCATAATGGCAAAGTCATCAAACAAAGGTAAGAAAGGTTCCAATGGTTCTAAACAGAACCAAGGCAATGCTACAGCAAAGAATGCAAAGAACGGTGGAAAGAAAAAATGAGGTTTTATGCCGAGAGAGTGGGACACTCCTAAACGTGAGTGTTGGAACAAACCTATTCACCAAATATTAAAAGCAATAGACAATCACACCCGACTTCATTTGGAGACGGGTGATTTTTGGCATGAAGAACAGGCACAGATATTAAGAAAATATCTAAGAGATTTAAAAGATTTTATACATAAAGAAGAGGCAGGAAATTATAATGACTGATTTTCCTTGGGGAGTTGTTACAATACTTGGAGCAGGTTTATTGTTTACTTGTTATTGCATTTACTACATATTAAAGTTAGCACATTCGGAGATGCAAGATGAAACATTTAAGTCTGATTCTATCAATCACAAGTCTTCTCATTAGTGGTGCCCTTTGTGTAGGTGCTTATGTAACCTACAAGAAAGCAGAAGCAATTATTAATAACCCAGAAGACTTTGTTGGTGCTGTTGTAGAGAAAAAAATTAACAAGGCATTTGAAAAATTACCTATTCCTAAACTAAATACTGGGAAGTTTCAATTACCATTCTGATGTCATTAAGAGACCCATACATCTATCGCATTAAACAAATCACAAGAGTAATCGATGGCGACACTGTTGATGCTGATATCGACCTTGGTTTTGATATCTCCCTTACTAAGCGAATTCGTCTTGCTGGTATCGATGCCCCAGAGAGCAGAACATCTGATGCGAATGAAAAGAAGTATGGTCTTGAAGCTAAAGAATGGCTTAAACACGCTCTACAAGATGGTAAAAATATTTTAATCAAAACTGAACTTCCTGATAGTACAGAAAAGTATGGAAGAATTATTGGTCATCTATTTGTAAATGACCAAGAGATCTCATTGAATGAACAAATGGTAATTTGTGGTCAAGCTTGGACTTATGATGGTGGTACAAAGAAGAAAGATTTTGCCGAATTAGATGCCAAACGTACCAGAAATTCCTGATATAAGGTCAAATAATATACAAACACCGAGGGTGGATGTTCCATTTATTCGTAATTTGGAACCTCCACCTATTCTTGTACCAATTAATAGAACACTTCCAAAACCTGTTGTGGATGTTCCTTTGGATGGTATTCCACAATATGAACCTATTGATGCTCCTACAACTGAAGAGTTTAGGAGAATGGTAAATGCTCAACAGGAACCAAAGAAGGAAGAAGAGATACAAGATAAACCTAGAGCACTTCCAGATCTTAAAGGTATTGGTGATGCACTAAAACAAGTCCCTCAATCTCAACCTCCACAACAAAGTCAAGTTGCTCCATCAGTACCAAAAATAGATGCTCCGACTATTACTGTTCCTTATATCGGGACAATTCCAGTCCCATCCACCGAAACGGTTGTATTATCTGGCACCACTGCTACTGCTTCTGTTGCTGCGGCTCTTATTGGCAAATCTTTGGTTGAACAGTTGGTAAAAGTTTTAAAACCTATTATTGAGCAGACGTTTGTTCGGGGGAAACAATTGTTGAACCGAGATCTGACGCCTTACGAGACTCAACTACTCTTTGCTGCCGAACTGGATAAGAAGACTTTGAAGTTGTTGAAGAAGGAACAAAAGGCTGAGAAATTACGCCAGAAGAAGGTTTTTGTTGAATCACAACAACATCCGCACATATCTTTGCGTAAGGGGAAGCAGGATTAAAGAAAATCCCACTCTTCATTGCTTCTCCACATTTGAGTAACCTTACAAGTTCAAAGTCAAGTCTTGCCTTATCAGTTTCTGCTCTTTGTCTAGCAGTCCAAGTATCTGCAGCAGTCTTACATCTTTCCTGCAATCCACCATCTAATGGAAATGATAAGGTTGCTGATATACCAAAGTTATTTGCAAATGTATCTTTCTGACCAGTTCTTTCTAATCCATTAATCCCTGTGGTTGGATCATTATCTATATCTGCAAAAGTTTCAAATGGTCTTGAACCACTTTTAGATGTGGTCATAAAGGGAGTAAGATTAAATGTTGGTCCCTGACAACTTACTCCACCACCGTATGAGTTGGTCACGTATGGACCCTGTAAGACCTGTACTGCCTGGTTTGTTACACTTCCTGTTGATGTTGCTTGTGGATTTGCAATCGCAGTTACAGGAGTATCCCCCTCTGCATACGCAGGGAGAACAAAGACACTTAGAGCAAGGATTGTTCGTAGGCATTTCATCTTACTGGGTAAATACTGACATTGAATCTGTAACAGATTGAATTGTCGTGGTTCTTTCTACTGTTGTATCTTTAATCAATCCAGGACCCATATAAGTTTCTGAAAACTGAAATGGTTCTCCTTGATTTACAATAGAATATCCTGCTCCAAGAGTTGGAGTTCCTGGGATATTGATATTTGTTCCCGTAACTGTATAACTAAATCCAGTTTGGAAATCTTGTTGTCTAATGACTTCATTTACTGTTGTGGTGGATTCAGTATGAGAAGTTACAGTACCACTAGTAAAGTTTGGTGTGACTGGCGCCGCTAGGGATGGTAAGGAAAACCCTAGCAGACAAATGCCTGCTAGGATAAGTCTCATTTGAATACACTCAGTTCTGAACTACGCTGACCAATAGCAGTGGTTCCTGCACCACCACCAGTAACTGTAAGAGCACCTGTAGAGGTATCAATCGTACCCGCAAGAGTACCTTTTTCACCTGCTAGTTGTGTGGTATTCTTACCGTACAGAGTCGGTGATGTAATTGCACCAGTAGTAACTGTCTGTGATGTGACAGTACTGTCTCCAACAGTTAGTGATTCTGTAAATGAGAATGCCTGACCATCATTGTTGATAGCATAAGTACCAGCACTCATCGTTGCTGCTGCACTTGATGTACCACCAGTCAATCCACCTAATGCCGAAACACCAATGTTGGCTCCACCAACTGCGTAGGAACTACCAATTCTTTCTGTTTGTACCGCTGCACCCTGTACTGTTAATTGAACGGAATCAGTGATTCTTGATGTAATTTCACCTGCAAAACCAGGAGTAGTAATGAATAACGAAAAGGCTAAAAGAAGTCTTTTCATTGTTTTATTTTATAGGACTTGAAGTATTTAGGAAATTATGTGGTATAATGGCAACAGTCCAAATTTATTTTTATGACTGAACAACAACAACATCTTACAAATTTGCTACAACAACGTCAAACTTTATCGCAAGAACTTGAAACTCTTCAAGGTCAAGCAACTGCAAAAAGAGAACTTTTTCTGAAAGTTCAAGGTGCTATCGAGTATCTTCAACAGGTTGGTGTAGTACTTCCCGAACCAGAACAGACAGTTGAAGAAGTGTCCGAGGACGCTTGACAAAAAATAAATAATAACTTATTATGGAAAATCCCTCACACAGGGATTACATCATGAGTCTGTGATGTGACATTAGAGCCCAGGAAAGTGCCTCCCGAGAGGGTTGGTATACCCCCTTTCTATTGGGATGTAGAGTTCAATTAAACTAAATGCAAAATTTCTTTACAGTAGCCTTGCCTCTCTTGGCGACGGTTACAACCAATACGGCAACACTGCCTGGTTTATTTCCTCCCCCTCCTGTGAGTGGACCACCACCATTTTCTGTTATTAGGGAGTTTGAGACCAAGACAGCGACCAAAGAGGTTGCTCCCGAAAAGCCAAAAGATAAAAGGTTAATTTGTAAAGGGTGTAATGAAAGTGAAAATGCCACCTTGGCATTTCTTCAAGATTATGGTATTAAAGACAGAAACGCCCTTGCTACCATCATGGGCAACATTAAACAGGAATCAACATTCCAACCTAGTGTTTGTGAAGGTGGTAGTATAACGTCATACCGCAACTGTTACGGCGGTTATGGTCTGATTCAATGGACATCTGCCAACCGTTATTATGGATTGGGTGATTTTGCTAAAAAGTATGGTGGTTCTCCATCATCACTTCAAACGCAACTTCGTTATCTAACAAATGAGGTTCAGTGGAAGAGGATTGAGGAGAAGATGAAAACTCCTGGTAAATCTATCTACTCTTACATGGATACTGCGTATAGTTGGATTGGTTGGGGGCATCATGGTGCTCGCACATCTTATGCCCATGATTATGCTTCTCGACTGATTCGAGTAGAAGTCTGATATATAAGGGGAGTGTAATTGCTCCCCTTTCTTATGTTTAAATTTGGAAAACAAAAACCAGATATAAAGCAATATGCAATCATAGGAATTGTATTAAGTTCTATAATTGCATTACTTTCTCAATGCACTGGTATCAAACAAGATAGTATTTGGGATTTATTTGACGAAGTGCAAAGAAGATATTTTCCTCAAACTATTCTCAATGACTTTATTATTAAAGACCCAGAGAAACTTGATAGAAGAGTCAAACGTGATGTTGATGCAGCAATCTCAGAGTATGAACGCTTGACGGGAGATGATGGAAAGGTTAGAATACCTTCACCACGATACTCAGAGAAACCACCAGACGGGTCTTATGCCCAATCAGTTCTTGGAGGTGAAATGAGA